CTTGGCAAAATATAACCACATTTTCTAGCATTTACAATTGATAACCTAATAATCTACCCAGAACCTGTATAAATCACTGTCTCTTAACCACAATGACCATAACCAACCCCCTGACTTATGCAGAAGCAGGAATTAGTCTGAGTTCTTTGACCAGAATTCAAGGGCTAAGAACTAGATCAGTGGACAATCAGCAAATGCTAATTGACCAGACATCTCTAAATGTCAGAAAGATAGAAGTTTATGCAAATGATTCTAAAGTGATAGTTAGAGTTAGAGATGAAGTAATCTATGAAGTTCATAGAAATGAAGATGAGCCAGAATCAGAATGGCATAGCATTTTAGACCACATTAGACATGATTATGTAGGTTCTATGCTACAAGATAAGACAGATGTGAAGATGAGAGACATTGGCTTTAATACCCCTCTCACTCCAGATGCAATCTCAGAAGACCATAAACTGGTGGTGGAGTTGACAACAACCATTAGTGACAGTGACAGGACTTATGAGTCAGCTTACAAAAAGAAGATTCTAAACTACCAAGATTTATGTAAGAAGTATGGCCTTAGACTAGGGATAATTGTAGTAGGCTCTACACAAATCCTCACTAACTGTTATGTCAGGCCAGACATGGTGTCTGAATTCTGTCTTAGACTTAGAGAAGCTTTTTCCATGGAGACATCCATATGTGATCAAACAGGTTATATGCCGAATAGTGGAGGAGAAGATTTAGACATGAATGTAAAGATGGTTGAAATGATGATGAAGGAGGTAAATTCAATTCAGAAGAAGGAAACTTGGGATTTTAACTTTGATTTGCAGGAACAGTCCTTAAGGGAGAAGACAGAACAAGATGTAGATCTGACAGCTCTGAAACTTAATGAATCCTGGGGGAATGTTACTACTGCAGTCAAGAAGCTGCCTGAGAAGGACATGGATGATTATCTTCACTCTTTAACAAAGAAGGAGACAAGGAAAGACATGAAGAGGATCTTTAATTTCCCTGCAATTTTACCTGATCATACTGGAAAGACAGCAGAAGCAGTAGATTTCCTGGGATTTACTGAGGACTGCTTAAAAGATGAGTCAGAGAGGGCAGTTGGGCACCTATGGAGAGAGGGAATATTCAGATGTTATACAGAGCAAAAGGAGTACCCTCCTAGTGTGCATCACATGACATCTATGTCTGAAGCAATGAATCCGTCACTAGCTCCAGAGGAGCACCACCTTAGGAAGGGGTTTTCCTTTGAGGATTTACTTTCTGATTCTGAGAGAGATTGCATTGCTCTAAGTGGGCCAGGTGCTAAATTAAGGAGAGAAATGTCAGATATCATAGAAGAAAATGCTCATCAAAAGAAGTCTTTTGATCTACAGAGTCCCATGTATGACATAGAAAGATTCATCAAGGACTCCACTTTTGAAGGTTTCAGCTCTGATTTCAACTCCAAGAGCACACCAATTAAGATCATCAAGAGAAGTCAAAAGAAGAAGAACAGAAGAGACATTGGGACTAAGCTTATGGATTGGGTGACAGAAATGTCCATGGTAAGATATTCTTCCTTTGTATCTGAGGTCATTCTTGAGTTGTCTTATGAATATAAAACTCCAAATAAACCCAACAGTTGGACCTGCAAACCCATGAGAAATTATCCTTGCCTCATTTTGACAAGAAGCACAGGGTCTCACATATTTTATAGCATATTGTCAAAGACCTCAGAAGCTAAAGTATGGGATACAGGAAGATTGGGGGCTCAGACCTATGAATGTGGCAGGTGGACATTCTCAGATTTTGGCTCTATGGTTGAGGGTTCTCTGGAGCATTTCCTAAAAGCAGGACCTTATATGGCTGCTATCTCAGCTTATCTACTTCAGCATTTTAAAGTACCTTTTTTGAAGGGTGTGAAAGAAATCCCGAAAGAATACTGGGAAACCATGAAACAACTGTTCTTAATTTATTTCAATAATAAGGGGGATGTGGAGAACATGGTAATGGATAGTAGATTCCTATATATGAGGATATTACAGAAGTTTGAGAATGATCCATACCCTTTCATTGAGAGGATGCCTGAAGTTTTGAGGTCTAGATTAGGGGTCTACTATGTTCACAGGTTGGTTTCACTGATGAAATCCTTTCGAAACAAGCCTGTCAGACAGGTCAGAATCAAAGGTATACCTGAGAATGATCCCAATTCTGTGAGATTCACAGGTCTAAGATGCATCTTCCATGACACACCAATACAAGTAGATCAATTAATAGACACTTTTTACTTCAGTTATACTGTATCTAAGATCAAAGGTAAGGTAGGTGACAGGAGTCTGAAGATTGTCACAAAGATTGTCAAGGAAGAGATGTGGTGTAGAGACAATATAGCTGAGACAAAAGGGATTATCTGGCAAGACTTGAATGAACCTCAGAGACAACATTGGTCCCTCTCTATGATGATAGTCATGATCGACTTATGCAAGGCTAAGTGGAGGAAAATTTATGGTGACAACTTTGAGAGCCAGTTGAATAGGAAAATTGCATTGAAATTTTGCAGACTGAGATTCTCTGATATAGCAACACTCAAGGCATCTTCAAAAGATCATGAAAACCCTCAAATAACCCTCCCTAAAGTTGAGGAGGAACCTTTGACAGGAAGAGATTATGTAAAGAAACTCAAGGAGTTGAACCCTAAGTTAGATGGTAAAAGACCCAGGGTGTTGAGTGAGTTATTCAAGCTCATCAAGACCTATATGAATGCAACAGGAAACCAGGAGCCCACTCTACTTCAGATACTGCCATACTGTCTGACAGAGTTGGTAGACAGGGGATACATTTATTCTGACTGCTTTGATAAGGACCAGCATGGTGGCATTAGGGAAATCCATGTTCTTGAAATTAAAGCTAGAGTTGTGCAGTATTTTGTAGAGAAGAGTGCTGAGTGCATGGGTCACTTATTTAAGACAGACAGTATCTTGAACCCCAAGTATAAAGAGAAATTCATGAAAGAGCATGAATTACACTCACAGGCAACTCTTGGAGATCACATGACCATGTGTAAATCAGCTGATGCTACTAAATGGTGTCAGAGACATCATGTGAGCAAGTTTTACATGTTGATGAATAGACTCACAGGGGGTCATTGGGATGGTTTGTATTACAATGTGTTCTACCTCTGGGTGAACAAGAGAATTTCAATCCCAGAAGAGTTAATAGCAATTTTACACACCTCTCAGTTCCCTGAGTCTGACAATAAAACACTCTTATGGCTTAGAGAAAAATTCCTGTCAGGGAGCATGCCATTTGTATGTGAAGACTCTGACACTCTAGAAATCAAGTTTGGCATGTGGCAGGGTATTTGGCATAAAGTAAGTACTGTAATGCACAGCCTGGTTCAGGACTATTTTGCAGACATATGTAGATCTGTTCTGAAGCATAGAAAAATTGATGCTGTAGTGACAGTCATTCAAGGTAGTGATGATTCTGCTTGTTGCATTAGTTATAGTAACAAAGGTAGGAAGTATGATGCCCTAATTCACATCTTACTGAAATGGAAGGAAGAATTCCAAAAGTGGGTGTCAATATGGCCTAGTACAGCAAAGTCATCTATAGGAACACAGCTCTTTATAGAATACAACTCTGAATGGTGGTATAGAGGAAAGGTGTTGAAGCCCACATTTAGATGGGTGAGTGCCTGTCTTCAAACATCCATTGTTGAGAGCTTCTATGAGAGAGTTCAGATCTTTTATAGTGAGCTATCCACAGCTGTTGAGATGGGCCTATGCACACTAACTGCCTCTGTGATTCAGAAGTGTCAGGCATGGCTCCATTACATGATGATGGGGTTTTCAAACCACATTTTGAGGGAAGAAATTTCTGAACTTTTACTAGAACACCCTTCTCCTGCTTTGGGTTTTTTTCCCCTGGATGGTGAGGAGTATTGTGGCATCACAGGATTTGATTATTCTCTTTATGTTCTCCATAAGGAAAATGGTCTAAAAGTTCAGGAGTACAGCAGAGAGATGGTAAACCCTAGCTCATTGCTAGACTATGATGAAAAGATAGACAAAAGTCTTAAGAAAGATCTAAAATCTCTTTTCATAGGTTATGGCAACAAGAAGATCTGGGAGAGGATTGTTGAAGAAATAGACATTGGTGAAATGCAAGATGCACTAGATCTCATTGATAAAGACCCATCTAGGTTATATGAAACAAGAAACACATGGGAAGATCAGAAAATGTGGATGATACTGAAATTGTTTCAGAAAGGGGTTCGAACTTCCTTGTCAATGCACCAGCCAACAATAAGATCAGCAGCATCTTCTGCATACATTTTCAATAGACCTTGCCTTTCCATTAGGAAGCCTGATGGAACTAGGTCTAAAATGTCTCTTCTTAAAGCTTTGTTAGAACTGGGTGACAGCACCATAGAAGAAGTGACTGGGATAACCAGAAGTTGTACTGATCCTACTAAAACTAATGCTGGGGAAGGGGAGAGTCTCAAAGAAGGTTATGATACTGACCACCCTCTAAGATTATTTTCTAATGAAATAGAATATGAAGACTTTTATTCATACATTCAAGAACTAAGAGAAGGATTCTCTTTCCAGGAGGTGCCCTATGGAAGACATTCTAAAGTTACTGTGATGGTCTGGGGTGAAATGAGCATGAATGAAACACCTCTTATGGACATTGTAAAGAGAGCTCTGTTTAGAATGTCTTCTGTGCCCATATCTCGTACAGCTTTCAGACTCCTCTGGAATGAATGCAAAGCAAAATACAGATTCTTGAGAGACACTTATGAGAGTACCATTAAAGAAAGTGGAATGGATCACATGCAATTTTTTGACTTCATCAACACTGCTAGCTTAAAAACTAGAAAGGTGACACTGCAGGACACAACAGCCAAATCCCCTCATCTGATCAGCTCTTTAACTAGAATTTACTGGCCTCAGATCAAGATTAGGGCATCAAGAGTCGACTTAGAAACCACATCTTCATATCTGAGGCATATGCTCCTGTGTACATCTACATTCTGGTTTAGTCATCACCAAAAAATAGAGCTACTCAAAAGTCTATTGCTTGAATCCAACTTAAGATCTAAAACAGTCACATCTGTCCCTTCTAGGATGAGGAGACTGAAACTCATGATGGATTTCATTAATACAGGAAATAAAGAAAGGTTACTTTTAGATATACCTCTTGCTAAGACTGGGGTTCTTGGGTTCATGCTAAAACGACAGGATAGGGGCAAGGGGAAGTCATCTGGATTGAGATATCAAGGAGAAGGCACATGGGTAGGAGAAGTATGTGGAGTCCCCACTAGAATCCTTATCTTTGATGATAAGGTTAGAATGATAAAGATTAAGTTCCTGCAAGACACAGTTGTTCTATCCAAGAGACTCAAAATACTACTTGATGAACTTGGTGTATCTGCTGAAGAGAACCCTTTGAGGAGTAGCTCCTTATATTACTTGAATGAGAATGGACACTTCATGGCTAGCCCAGTTGCAGTAGAAGGAGCAGTTCCTGTTGAGCTCGATCAGAATCTAGTCCCTCTAGACTTGGAAGCTTTAGTTAGAAAGGATTGGATTGTTGAGTTTGAAAATTCTACATTAAGGGTGTGCTACATAGAAAATGAAAGGCTCAGGAGTTCACCAAAGATCACTATAATTAGTGACACTTTCACATCTAGAGATTGGGCTCCTGAATTAACCTCTTCTACTACCACATGGGCAAAATCTAAATCTTTCAATTCTTATTGCCGAGGTCTCCCCTGCAGTCTACTGGACATCATGGAGGACTTTGGCTTACACCCCAATAGGGAGTACATGAAAAATCTCCTTTCCAGGATGTCTGGACATGATCATGTGATTGGAAACTATAGTACCAAGGCACTGAGGGACTCTTTCACCAGTTACTTACTGCAGAAAAGAGGTAGTTCTCTGCAAAAACAGGATTTCTTAAGGAAAGTTGCCAAAGGACATGAAGCATCATCTCAAATGATTGAAGTCACAGATGAAGATGTTCGTAGATTCCTTGAGACAGCAGAAAGACATACAGATTTCTCCAAACCACTAGAGTCCTGGGCTGAAGAAGTTGAAGAGCACATAAGACTGAATGAAAAAGAGGAACAATTCCTAGAAGAAGTTGACATGGATGACAAAGTCAACCAAGAGGAGGCTCTGAATTCTTTGGATGAGTTCATGATGTCAGGGACTAATGCCATGATTGAAGAAGTTGCAGAAATGTTTTTTTCTGTTGACTTAGATGATAGTGCTGTCTCTTATAAAGACTTTAGCATGTTAAGGCTGATGCCTCTGGAAAATTCATTCTGGGAGGACACCATCAAGGTTTTAGAGTCAGAGACGCAAGGGAAGCTCCTGCTGGATTGCATGGTCTCAGGTGAGGCCATCCCTGAAAACCTACATCTACTTAGTCATGCAAACTTCATACTTAGCATAGTTACTAGACAGAATCTTTTCCCTGATCCTAATGGTAGACTCTCTTCCCATGCAGAAACACTCATGAGTAGTAGCACACGAGATCCCTTAGTGAGTCCTGAAGATGTTAAAGCTCATGTGGATAAACTCAAGTCTAACATTCGAGAGGTGGAAGAATCCTGGCAGTTATTCACTCCTATTGTCAAGGAGGTCATGGGGAGAAAAAAACAAGAGTGGGAAATGCAGCTAGAAGCCTACACAAGAAAGAGCAGTTCCCCCACTATCCCTCTAGTAAATTACTTTGTTTTCATGGATACACTCCTGAGAGTACTAAAGGAAGCAGGACTCTATGATAAAACTGATCAGTCATCAGAGCTTGAAGTTCTGACAACTTTGTTATTGAGTGATGTAATGGAAGGCACTCTGAAGAGGCATAGAAATAAGCTGATTGCAGATAGTGAGATGTTGGAAATAAAAAATAGATTGTGGGACAGAATTGTGACTAGCCAGTTGATTAGAACAATATCTGAGTCCCTATGTGTTGGGATAACACTGTACATAGATAAGGAGGTAGCTTTTAGTCACAGCCCTAAGATGTCACTCGAGGAAGTGGAGGTGTTTGTATCA